ATCTAAAACTCTTGTAAAAAAATTTATTGCTGATGGTTTATTAGATAAAAAGGAATATGACCAGACACCAGGTTACTTTTGGCAACCCTTAAGAAAAACATTCCAAGAAGCAACTTTTGATAAAAAAGGAAACTATGTTGAGTTTCCTGAGGATCATAAAAAATAAATAAAAAAAAAGAGGGAAGCTATTAACTTCCCCCCCTCGGCAACACATAGGGCACCCTTTATGGGTGCCTTTTTTTTTGGTGCAACTTCTCCAGCGACCAAAACTTTAAATGTTATAAAACGTATATTTTAATGTTATCTCCTCTCCTTGTTTAATATCTTTAATGGTAACTAAATTCCATTTCTTATAATGATATTGATTTCCTTTTAAGTCTTCGTTAGTCATTCGCAATTCTACCTTTATACAATTTGGGGTATTGGAATGATTAATAAACCCACCTAAAGGAGTTCTAAAAATTGTATCACCTATTTTAAAATGGGTCATACCTAAATTTGTAGCTTGGGGAATTGCCTCTTTAGCAAACAAACCTAACCCATTAACTTTTGAAGTTTTAATTGTTAATGAATCAGGTAAGGGTTTATACATTATATTGTTTGAATCAACTTCTTAACATCCTCTTCCAGTTTTTTACCTACTGAATTAGCATGATTGATAACAGCAGCACATAGATTAGCATGGTACTTGTATTCCTTTAATGCTTCTCTAATTTTAGCTACAGGTTTTCCACCGTAGTCAATCACTAAAGCATTATTTCTATTTAAACCAATCTTTAGTTCAAATAAAAGACCTGTGTGTTTGCTAATATCATTTTTTTGCATCGATTGCAGCTGATTCTTTTTTAACAAAATCAGCCCCTAGTTTTGGATCTAGTTGATTTAATGTTGAAAGTGCATTCATTAGTTTAACCACCTCACCATAGGGTCTTGTTAACAAATACCTCATAACCTCCATTAGTATTGTAGAACTTATTAAGTAAGTTCTTTGGGGTTGTTGTGCTGGTTTCGTCTTTGAATTGTTAGCCATTTTCCTTTCCTCCTTATTTATTAATAGCCTTTAAATTGATAATACTTATCTTCTATTAAATCTTCATCTAATAAATAAGTATTATAGTTTCCTTCTTTATTATAGATCTCTTTTAGATCATTAATAGTTTGGTTTAATGTTCTATGTTGTTGAAGACAACCACAAACTAAATCTTCAACTTCAATTAATGCTTGTTTTACTGCACCCATTACTCTACCTCCTTTATTAATCTATTTAAATACCACTGTGCTTTTTGTAAATCTTCCAATGGTTCTCCTTTAAATTTATAACGTGATACATACTTTAATACATTACCTTTAAGGTATCCGTGATACTCATCATCTGTCATACCATCTTGTATAACATCAATAGTTTCTTTTCTACCTTTAAGATAATGGGGTGGTGAATTTACGCTATCCTCTTTATCAAATACATCATCGATCATAACGTCTCTTCACTGTATTATACTCAATTGTTTCAATATCATATTCACCTTGACGAACATTACGTTTAACAATTAAACCACTCCACCATAATCGTTGAGTAGCCCTAGCATAATCCTCTTTATGATGCAGATAACATCCTGCTGATAGTCCTAATACTTTTCTACCTGATGGTATGGTGCACATAGAATAATCAAATAGATGACAGTGCCCTACTGTAGAGGATACTTTATTTTTTAATAAGAGCGAACGAGCGATATTGTCCCCACTAATAGGCTTACCCATAATACCAGTAGGATAATTGTGGCAGTAATGGACACCATCAATAGCCACAGGTTCCTGATAGGCAATAACTTCCCAACCAAACTCTTTAAATTTAAGGTCTTTTGTACTAATTGTTCCGTCAAGTTCGGGTGTTTCATCTACTATCCTATCTATTCTATCTTCATGATTACCAAGAAGCATAACCTTTCTTGATCGTCTTCCATTGAGACCTTTGTTAAACTTTTCTAATGCGTCATGTGCATGGTCAATATCTTTCTTATATCTTCTTCCTTCGAAAGATTTCTTTCCTTTATCATAACTTGAAAGAGAATCTAAACTAGAAAAATCTCCCATACAAATTATGGTATCGGGTTTTAGATCTCTTGCAAGCTTACCTGCCCACAGAAATCTATCATTGCTTGCCTTGGGGTTGCAATGTGGATCCCCTATTACTAAATGTGTCGCCATTAATTTAACTCCTTGTTGCGTTTACGTTGTAAATATTTTAAAAAATCAATAATATTTTTTGTATCATCTAACTTTGCCTTTTCATCTAAACCCCCATTTGTTTTTTGATATTTACGATCATCTGAAAATCCACGCATCCCTGCTAAAAAAGTAGAATGAGGATCTGTTGTTGCCTGCTTTATCATGCCACGTGCTATCGTGGAGCATAATTCATATTGTTCATCGGTCATCTTATTCCGACTATCTAATAAAATACCACAAGTAAATCCTTTATCCCAAGGAGATACAATAACTTTAATAGAATTTAAAAAATCAAATTTCTTACTCATATTAGTTTAATGTTGGTGCATCAAATGGTTTAATATCATTTTTAATCGTTGCCATAATCTCATCAAGTAATAAATCAAAATCATCTATCGGTAATGATGTTTTATAAAGTCTTAAAGATTGAGCCAGCATTACTCCTGATACAGCTAAAGGATCATAGTCTCTACAAAGTCTTATCATTAAACGAAAGACTTCATTATAAACTTCATTTACATCACTTGTGTTTATCTTTTTCATATCTTACCATAACGGGTTCAGTTAAAAGTCCTGCATTATTTAATCTCATAAAATGTTTTGCATCAACAATTGCTAATGGATTTCTATGATTCATTTTAATAAATACCAGTGGTTGATCATTCCCATGAGAACTTGCTTGATCATAGGCATCATAAATTTTTTTCCATCCCTTTGTATTTTTACATTCAATATCATAAGGGAATACATTCTTTGCTCTCTTTGATAACTTAACATCAGCACCTCGTTCACCCATGATAGCTACCTTAATATCATCATCGGTAAGGGCGAGAAACAGACCCCTCAAACTATCTCTCACCCAGTTCTGTAGTCTACGACCCTTAGCTTTACGACTTCGTATAGTTGTCATCTTTCCTCGGATTGTTTACTTCAGTATACCAAACCCATTTCGGGTTTTTACCCTGTGATTGCTGTTGTTGTAACAACTGCAATTTGCTTCCCCAACAAGGAAGTTTGTATGGGCAGAATGAACACACTGTACCCAAAATTCTGTTGCCTGTTTTTTTAGTTCTGAAAGTTTCTTCAATATCATTATAACATCTCTTGAAGGGAACCTTATCTTCAATTGCTTTTATATTATTTTTTGCTAAAGTTAATGCATCCTTTCTGTATTGCTCATCAGCCAAAGGTGTCTCACAAATTAACCATTCACCCGTTGATTTATTAATAACAATCCACCCACCAAATGGAACTTTTTCTGATTCTGAATAGAGATAACCTTGAGGAATATAACCAAAGGCATCTTCTTTAGCTATTTCCTTAAAGCCACCTGCTTCACCAAATTTTTTTTCAAAGGAATAAGGTGACGCACTCTTAATATCCCAAACCTTCTTATCAATTTTAGCATCCAATCGACCTTCAATTGATGATCCATTAAATTTATATATAACTTTTTTTTGTTCATTTTCTATTTTAACTCCTGATGATTTTAATACAAATACTGCTAAGGCTTCAATCAAATCCCCAAAGGTATTCCGCATTTTAACATTGTAGGGTTGACCCTCACCCTTCACATTCTTTGCTTCCATTTGTAATTGGCACAAAGGTCTCCCTACATTACTCATGCGAACACGAAAATTATCTTTTCGCTTATCTGAAAATTGTCTTCTTAAAGAAGTTTTACATGCTTCACCAAACTCTTCAACTAATTTATCAGAAATAGCAGACGGTTCCTTAGAAACCTTATCTAAATAAAGTTGTACTTTATGAAGGATTGAGTTCATTATTTAGAAAGTATTTCTACTGGATCTTCCTCTACATTTTTTACTATCTTTGCTGTACTACCATCAGAAAGGGTTGGTGATTTTTCTTTAGCAGTTTTCCATAAAGATATAATCTCTTCATTTTCAGTTTTAATTATATCTTGAAAAACACCATGTGTTACCTTATCATCTTCTGTCATAGATAAATTAACTGAGGAATCTATATCAATTATAGGTACATAAAAAACATTACTTCCCTTCTTCTGCTTACTAGACTTAAGAATAAAATTTAATGTGAACATTAATTTTTTCATTCGTTTAGTTTTTTCAATAGCATCCTGTGCAGGTCTAAATCCAGTTCCTGTTACTCTCCATAGAGCAGGAACATTTTTTAAAGTATGACTTTCACCATTTGCTTTTTTACCATTGAAGGAAACTAAGCCATACAGAAGTCTATAACATCGTATTTGTTTTTGCACGGCTTGCTGTTCAGGTGTTAAATCTTCCATTTCTTTTCGTGTAACCTTACCACACTTTATACCTCCTTGCAAATCAATAGCTTCATCTTTCCAATTTGTAAATATAATAGAACGATTTACATATTCATTCTTTGCAGGATCAAAATGCATGTATTGCATTGCACTTATAAAAGGTCTAAATGTAACAGGAAGACCATACACATTCTCACTTATTGTTGAGTCATAAAGAAAATAACTTCCCATAGGAAGTCTATTACCTGAATCATCTTCAGGGTTTCTATTAATCCCTAGTCTAGGGACTGACGGACCAGCCTCACTGCCCGAATCTTGTCCAATGGCTTTCATTATTTCTTCATTAGACATAGTATCTAAATTTACTAGTTCATTACCAAGCATATTTATTTTTCTCCTTATTTATTGTTAATCTGTATACACCATTTTTACTTTAAAGTCAAGTAAAGAATTTACTAAATGCTAATCCTACATAGATAAAAAGAACTACATAAAATACAACACTAATTCCCCAATTTAACATAGCCTAGTTTCCCCATCTGTAAATTCATATGGTAAATTCTCCATACGAGCAAACCACATTATATAACTTTGAAGTTCTTCATTTCTATTGATATAAAGTTTTGCAGGCTTACTTCCAAAGTTTCGCTTCAGTTGCTGAAGTTTATCATAAGCCTCTTCTTGCTCATCATTACCCCAATCCTCTATACCTTTATCAAGTATTGGTACTTCCATGCTCCCACTCATGCTGGTTGGTGTCCACATTCTAGAAAAACTTTCCAATCTTTTCTGTGTTGAAATCCACATAGATCAAACTTTTTCATAGCACCATCCCAATGATGTGCATCTACAAATAACATAACTTTAGTTATAGTATTATAGAATACATATACACTTGTTTCCTCTACCTCTACTTTCTTTTTCTTAGCTAATTTTTTAGCCATGTGCTGCCTCCTTCTGTTTTAGTTTAAACTCTGGAGATGATGCCAAAGTATCTAGTTCATAACTCGTCCAAGTATCATCTAACGATTTGCCGTTTTCATCCTTATCATTTAAGTCTTCATCAGCAATTACTTCTCCAACATAATCAATATAATGATCACCACTACCAGAAGTATCAAAAATTTCTGTTGTAATTTCATTATACTCATTATGTACCATTTCGTCAACATGTTCACGTTTTGAAAACTCACCAAAATTAATACCACCTTTATCTAACCATTTGTTAAAGACAGTATCTTGATTGCCTGATTTATCAACCTTAACATATTGTACAATTTTTAATGGAACAAATTGTGTAACCTTATAGACATGCTTTCCTAAATCTTCTTTAGAGAAATCCATATCTTCTATTTTCATTGACATTTATATCTCCTTTATATCTAACCAATTATATCCCATCTTGAGATCAGTGTCAAGGGGAATATTAAAATTAATTCCATAATACTCTTTCAATGCAGGTATTACAGAAGCCGTACCCTGTTTAAATATCTTACCCATTACAGCTTCTTCACCAGGATAAACATCAGCCACAATAGAATCATGGACAGTGTTAATAAGTAAACTCTTTACCTTTTGTTCTTTCATTAATTCATATATTTTTATACATGCTAAGGGTACAATGTCAGCTGTTGCCAACCCTTGTACAGGATAATTTTTTATTTGAGTACTATAACTGGACCCACCCCAAGGCATTCGTTCAGCATAGGGAAATAAATATTCCCTGCCTGTAGGTAATTTAATTGTCTTTAATTCAATAGCCTCTGTTTGTAATCGTCCATGCCATGCTGTAATATCTTTATATTTTTCTGCAAATTTTTTATAATATCTTTTCTCTTCTTCAGTTCCTGTAGTCCCACCATACAAAGGTTTAAAGGTATGTGCCTTTGCATCTTGTCGAGACACACCAATAATCTCAGCTGTATATTGATGAACATCTATTTTATTTTTTATATCTTCCATCCCTTGTTTATCTTGGGCTAAGAAGACCGCTGTTCTAAATTCGAGTTGAGCAAAGTCTATCTCAAGTATGCTACCTTTTTCAAACCTAGAATCTACTACCTTACGAATAGGAAAGGTCTTACCCCTTGGTTGATTTTGAAAATTAGGATCACGACTAGATAATCTTCCTGTTGCTGTAACTGCTTGCATAAACTTAGGATGTAATAAATTATTTTCATTAGTAAAATTTTTAATCCCTTCAACAAAAGTATTTAAGTATGTATCAATAGCATTATGTCGAATAATTGCCTCAACAAATTCTTTAAGTTCACCTTCAGCAGAACCTACTACCTTATTCAATGTAATTCTATCTGTTCTAAATCCTGCTTCAGCTACATCATAGACACTACGAGGTCTTAAATTAAACCCTGCAAGTTTAGCTATACTACTATAGATATAGCCATCACCATCACAGGTTGCACACTTTGTATATTTTTTATAGGGTGTTCCATCAATTTTAATTTTCTGTATAACTCCCTTACCTTTACACGAACCACATTGAGATGCAGTAGTTTTATAAATAAGATCTGTGTGACGTTTAACTAATTCCCTAAACATACTGAAAGAGTATCGTGGTCGTCTTTTATTTTTCCCTGTACTTTTATCAATACCAATATTAAAAATCCTAGCCCATTCATTCTTATCTTTAGGTTTCTTTGAATAAATTAACCATGACAATTGTTCGGGACTTGCAGGATTTATTTTTGTATCACCCATTTTCTCATATATGGTCTTATCAATTTTTTGTTTTAAATACGCAAACTCCGCACGATACTGTTTCTCCACATCAAGTAAAGTCTTATTGTTAATATGAATACCATTACGTTCCATGCTCGTGAGTACTAATAGAAATTCATTAATCATCTTTACCGTTCTTAGGAGTCCCTTATTTTTTTCCAATTTAAAATCATCCATCTGAGAATCAAATAACCTTCTAGTTATTTCTACATCAATACGACCATACTCTTCAACAATATCTTTAGGAATATTTTCAAAGGACACACCACGATCTAAAAACTCATGTATAGTTTTATCTTTAGACCCAATCTTCCTACGTTTACAGCACATATCTAATGTTAAACTCTTACGAATGCCACGATTTAAAATATACTCACCTAACATAGTATCATAAACTTTACTA